TCAGGGAATGTTCAGGTACTTGTGCGTCTGCATCGACAGCCGCCACCGCGGATGACGCTTGCACCAATCGATCGCGAGCCGGGTGTTGAGCTCGCGCGACGGGCCGTCCATCGGCTGCACGAGGAAATGCTCGAAGTCGAGCTTCGCGTAATCGGCAAGGCGCTGGTTGTCCTGCGGCACCACCACCTTCAGTTCGTTGCCCTTCGTGACGACGAGCGGCGCATCCGCCTTCGGGCTCACGCAGATCCAGTCGATCGATTCGAGCACGGGCAGCGAGCCGTTCGTCTCGATCGCGATCGTGAAGCCCGCCGCGTGCAGCGCGTCGACGAGCGGCTGATCGAGCTGCAGCATCGGCTCGCCGCCCGTGCAGACGACGAAGCGATACGCCTCGCCCGCCGGCCAGAGCGACGCGATCCTCGCCGCGAGCGAAGCGGCATCCTTGAACTTGCCGCCGTTCTCGCCGTCGGTGCCGACGAAGTCGGTATCGCAGAAGCGGCACACCGCGCCGTCGCGGTCCGCTTCGCGCCCCGTCCAGAGGTTGCAGCCGGCGAACCGGCAGAACACGGCCGGACGGCCGGCGTTCGCGCCCTCGCCCTGCAACGTATAGAAAATTTCCTTGACCGTGTACGTCATGCTGCTTCGTTCCGGCTCGCGCCGCTCGCTTTCCGTTGTTCGATGAATCTCGTTGCCGCCCGCGCCACGCGCGTGCGCCGTGCCAGCCGCGCGTCAGGCGGGCGCCTCCGTCACGCTTTCGCCGCGCAGATAGGCGTCATAGCCGCGCTTGCGCAGCTTGCATGCCGGGCATTCGCCACAGCCGAAGCCCCAGTCATGCAGCTCCGAGCGCTCGCCGACATAGCACGTGTGCGTCTCGACGCGGATCAGCTCGACGAGCGGCGCGCCGCCCAGTTGCTCGGCGAGCCGCCACGTATCGGCCTTGTCGAGCCACATCAGCGGCGTTTCCAGCACGAAGCGCGTGTCCATGCCGAGATTGAGCGCGACCTGCAGCGCCTTCATCGTGTCGTCGCGGCAGTCCGGATAGCCGGAGAAATCGGTCTCGCACATGCCGCCGACGAGCGCGCGCAGCCCGCGCCGATAAGCGATCGCCGCGGCGATCGTCATGAACAGCAGGTTGCGGCCCGGCACGAACGTGTTCGGCAGGCCGTTCGACGCCGTCTCGATCTCGATCGCGCGCGTCATCGCGGTATCGCTGATCGAGCCGAGCACCGACAGATCGATCAGGTGATCGTCGCCCAGCTTGTGCGACCACTGCGGAAAACGCCGCTTCAGCGCATCGCGCACGCCCTCGCGACATTCGAGCTCGACGCGGTGGCGCTGGCCGTAATCGAAGCCGAGCGTCTCGACGGTCTGATAGCGCTCGAGCGCCCAGGCCACACATGTGGCCGAATCCTGGCCGCCGGAAAACAATACGAGCGCGCCGTCCTTAGCGTCTGTCCGAATCACCGTGATACTCCGTGAATGATGAGCGAGCGCGCCTGTGATTCGACGCGCGCCGGCTGCGCCGGCCCACCCAGTATAGGCAGGTGCGCGCGGCCCGAAACGGCGCGGCGCTTATGCCGCTCATCGCGCCGCGCGGGCGGCGCACGGACTCGCGCATGCACGAGCCGCCGAAACGAAAAAGGACTTGCGGCGCCTTCGGGCGCATCCTCAAGTCCTCTAAGTCGTTGAGTCGGCGAAGATTTTATCACGCCGCCCCACAATCGGCCGAGGCTCGAAATGCCGCTCCACAAACGAAAAACCCCAAGAATCTAGCGATTCTTGGGGTGGGATACTGCTGGTGGCCTGGGGCGGAATCGAACCACCGACACGCGGATTTTCAAAACGTACCGCTGACACCAGCGCCCCGTCTGGCAAGGCATCGCGGCCGCCCAAGAAGCGAAAAGCAGCCTGAAGTATTACACAACTTGGCACATTCCGGGCACAGCCCGGTTCATCCTCGGCACACGCGGCATCCGCGGGCCAGCCCCCGCGCGACGCTGAACGGGATGCCGGATCGCTCGCGCGCGCCATGCGGCAGAGTTGACCGTGCGCATGTAGCCCTCGGGCGCTGCCTTCGGAGCTTTACCGGCGCGCAGCACATCCTTTTAAATCAAAGCCTTACGCAACTTGCAAACTGCAAAAACAAGGCTACACAAGGTCATCCAAGGCCAATCCAGCTCGTCCAAGCTGCAATATAGCTGCACTACACCGGCGAGTTCGTCCATCGCGATCTAGGTCACTCATCCCCTCTCACAACGAATTCGGGACGTTGTTTCTGTGCAACGAGCTTGCTTTTTTAACCGAATCGGCTAAGATTTGAACACAACAAGGATAACGTCGTTACTGAAACTGGAGAAAGATATGGCAATCACACCGTTCGGCAAAGCCGTGAGGAAGGCTAGGCTGGATGCAGATGTCACGCTTACGCTTTCCGAAATGGCGACAGATTTGGGGTTCACTGCAGCATATCTGAGTGCAATGGAAACGGGACGTAAGAAGATCCCGACCGAGGTCGTCGTTAAAACGGAGCAGTACTTTGCAGCAAAGGGTATCCCGGTGGAGCCGTTGCAACCGCTGGCGGATGTTTCGAACGCAACCGTCTCGCTGGAAGGGCTTACGCCGGAACACCAAATGATGGTCGCGGGCTTCGCGCGCGCTTCGCTGAACGAAGTGGATCCCGCGGATATTGAACAACTTAAATCCCTGCTCATGAAGATCGGAGGGAAGTAATGTTCGGCCAAGGACCGTTGAACGGCTTTCGGGTGTCGCCCCGAAGCATCGCAGATATTAGAGATACGGCGACGCGCGCGCGGGCGGCACTCAACTTTCGTTGGCCGGCACACATGGGCCGTTTCCTGGAACAGTTGGTGAGCTATTCGATCACCCTCGACGTGGTCGAGAACACGGGGGTATTGCCGCCGCGCGTCGAGGCATGTTGGGTACCGGAAAGTCTGACGCTGTATTTGACGGAAAAGGTATACAAGGCGGCATGCGCGGGCGATCCGCGCGCGGTCTTCACCGTCTTTCACGAGATGGGGCATGCACTCCTGGGGCATCGGCGCACGCTGAACCGCGAAGTGCCGGGCCGGGAGATCAAAACGTATGAGGATTCCGAATGGCAGGCGAATCAGTTCGCTGCGGAGTTCCTGATGCCGCTTGACGAGATTATTCGCTACAGCCTCACGACAGAGGCGCTGCTGATGGGTCGATTCGGGGTGTCGATGGATGCAGCCCGAATTCGACTCAGCCGGCTGCGCCGTGCTGGCGAGGTGTAAAAAAAAACGTCATCCGTGTTGGCGCACGAATGACGTTCGGGTGAAAAGGAAGTCAAAGACGCCTCTGGCTTCCTCTTCTGCGCTTCTGTCGAAGGCACGCGAATTGTAGTTATCCAATTCGATTGCTGCAAGCGCAAAAGTTCCATTTCGGAGAGGCATTTCTGATAGGTACGGAAATGACCAGCAAAGACGACGATGACTACGTCATCATCTTCCGCCGCTTCCGTCGCACCAAGTCGGGCGCAGTGTTGGATGCCAGGAAGTTCGGCATCGCAGCGTGGCCGATTAAGGTGCGCAAAGCGAAGTAATAAGGGCTGCATCAACGCCCCCGGAGTAAATAGGGCACCTATGTATCCGGGGGCCCTCTCTGAAACTTTTTGAGCACACGCTCAAGGAGCTTTATATGTCGAAAGACAAAATTTTCGTCGAACGTCGCCCGCAAGGCGACTACGCAGTGCGCCGTCCCAACTCCCAACGCGCTAGCGACGTCCTGCCCACGCAGGCCGAGGCAATCGAACGCGCACGTGAGCTGAATAACGGGAATGATCCGCTTGTCGAACGTGTGCGCCACACGTCACAAGGGAAGCCGGACAAGTGGCGCAAGCCGTAACGCAGCACGTCTCATGATCCACTACCCGTAGTGGAAACCAAAGCGGCGCTCAATGAGCGCCGCTTTTCGCTTCAACTGGTCGCATCACGACCGACAGTAGGCCACGAAGCGCCGAGACCGCATAACCAAGGCGCATAAAATTGCATAGAAGAATCGGCCCTCCCATCGGCGTGCAGCCCGTGCTGGCCGGCCCGGTCCGGCCGGTGCATACGTGCATAAAAACCGTTCGTTTTGGCGGGCAGGTGGGGCGGGGTCACAACTGCGCGCAGCGGCGCATCAAATCGCACCACCGCGCATCAAAACGCACGAATTTGCCACGATGCGAAATCGCCGAAAGCCCGCGCCAGTAGGCGCGCGCGCCGCAGCCACGCAGTGCATGAAAAGTGCGCCATCAAGAAAGCCCGCGGGCGAGGAGGGGACTGCGCAAAAGCCGCCGCAGTGACCGTCGGTGCGCAGGCGGGCCGGACCCTCAAATACCCCGTGCGGCCGCGTCACGGCCTCGTGGAGCCGCTCGCGGCGCGCGGCCGGAACGCGCCACCCTGTCAGCGCCAAGCCGCTGTAGGCCCTCTAATCGCGCCGTCGGAATCGCCCCATACCGCTTTCGCAGCCTCGCGGCAACAGCAATCGGGACGATGGGACGCTAGATGGGACAACGGGACGCTAGTCGGGACACAGATGGGACAGCGACGGGACACGCCGCGCGCCGTCCCACCGAGTCGCTCTGCGGTTCGCGTTCCCCAGACGCAAAAAAGGGCCGCGCCCGGTTGCCCGGTGCGCGGCCCTGCCTTTGGCCGATGCGATTCGTTACGCTGGTTTGTGCGTCTTGAGCCACTCCTTCAACACGGCATTCACCCGCGTTTGCCAGCCTCGGCCGGTCGCTTTGAAGGCGTCGAGCACGTCATCGTCGAGCCGAATCGTCGTCGCGGTTTTGTGACTGCCGAGCGGCCGCCCCGGCCCACGGCGGACCAAGCGGTCGCCGACGTACTCGTCCGCCCTCTCAAAAAATTCGTCGGTCAGCTCCGGCGCGTCGTCCGGATCAACCCAATCGGTGTGCGTAGCGCGCTTGCTCACGGTCATTTGCTTTCCTCATGCTGATAATGCGGCGAGCCTCGCCGCGTGGCGTCCAAACCATCACGATCATGCGGCCGTCCAGCGTGCCGACCGTGATGTAGCGCGATTCAACGTAATCCTCCCGCGTATCCTCCAACGTGAAGTGGTGCCCGGCGAACACCTCCACTGCACGCGCGAAATCCAGCCCCCGCTCGGTCAGTGTCTTGTCGCGTTTGTTCGGATCGTATTCAAGTTCCATGAGCTTTATTGTAAGTACAAAAATATCCCGGCGCAACGAATATTTGTACATACTTTTATCCGTGTGAGGCAGCGTTCGCGGGCGCGGACGCGTCCCGCTCAATGCGCTACGCCGCGACCGGCGCCGGCGGAATCTCGTAATCGTCGAACGTCACGACCTCGTCGCCGAGCCAGTCGTTCAGCTCGGCGAACCGCGCCTGTAGCGGCCTGATTTCGTTGCGCCCGAACACGCGTGCAGCGGTATCCGGCGTGCCGAACCCGCCCGAATTGCTCGGCACGATGCCGAGCAACTGCGGCGGCACGCGGTGCGCGGCGAGCAGGTCATCGCGCGTCACGTTCTTGATGTTGAAGAACTCGTCCTTCGCGGCGACCTCGGACACGGGAATGAGCTGGATGCCGTCCTTCTTCCCGCCCGGCGCGTACATGAACACGTTGCGGAAGTTGCCCGGCCCCTTCGCGTTCTTCAGCGCGTCGCGCATGTTGTCCACGTCGTCCTGCTTCTGCGCGGCGTCGGTCATGTACAGGATGAAGCCGGCGTGGCTGCCGTTCTCGTAATACTTGCGCCGGAACAGCGTCGACGATTCGTTCAGCCACGCCGAGTGCAGCGAGCTCAGATACTCGGGCAGGCCATAGACCTCCTGATTGATGTCCGGCCGCACGAGCTGGAACACGCTGTCGGGCTCGAACTCGTGCCGCTCCTGCCAGCCGTTCACGTACACGAAGCCGCTGAAATCGGCCTTGCGCCGTACGTACTTCGCGAGCGCGGGCTCGAGCCGCAGCGTGCCGCCGACCATGTTGCGGCGGCGTTCCAGATAGCCGTTGCCGAACGTCAGGAAATCGAGCGCCCACCGCTCGAACGCGTGCCGCGACAGCCAGCGGTGCGGGCGGAACGTCGACGCCAGCACGTTCGCCTTGAAGAACAGCGCCGAGCTATGGTGCGTGCTCGCGCGAAACGATTTCGCCAGGCCGGCGAAGCTGACCGGCGGCTCGAACCATTCGCCGTTCGACCAGCACTCGACGTAATCGAGAATCTCGGCCCGGTTCATGACGGGCGTCGGATCGTCGAACGTGAAGACCTCGGCGCGCGCCGGCGCTCGGATTTGGCGCGGCCTGTTCCTCAAAGTCGTTGCCGCGGAACTGGTGACGTTCGAGCACGCGGAAGACGCCGTCGTCGACGCGCGGCGGCGCCACGACGACAATCCGCCGAAAACCCGCTGCCTTTCGATTCATCGATTACCACGCGGCCAGCCCCCGCAATACCACATCGCAAAAAGCGCGAATACCGACGCAGCAGCCATCTCGTCCGGCATCCCACATACCCGATGCCCGAATGCGGCGCGACGCATGCGCCCTGCCATGCACAACGGCCCCCGCGCCGAAGCGGCCGCGAGCTCGCGAGCCATATACCGCCCGCCCGCCGCCGCGCACTCTCGCGCTCGCCATCGACACCTCGCGAAGCGCCCCGCGTGCCGTTGCGAACCGGTGTTCTCCGTTTCCGGCCGCTCCGAAATGAACCGTCTAAAAAGGATTCTCAATGATCAGACGATCCGCGAAAATAGAGCATCCCAAGCCCGACCGCGCGAGGAGAACCACCTCGATGGAGTTCCGCCCGATAAAGGAAAGTGATCTCGGCAGCACGTACGACATCCGGTTTCCCGTCACCGAGAATCGCATCCTCCCGCATCAGATCCACCTCCTCGAGCGCGATCGCGTGCTCGAGCAATTGCGCAGCGGCTTCGGCGTCCTCGCAATCGAAGGCGACGCCGCGGTCGGCTACTGCACGGCCACGGGCTCGGGCGGCCCCGGCAAAAGGTCGTGGCGAACCGCCCCGAAGCATTGCCACGCCGGCCCGCGCCGATTGCGCGAACGTGCCGCCCTCGCGGTGGCCGCACCGATGGCGGCACGTTCGCGTCCGCGCGGCTGCGTCACATGCAAGGCGCCAAGCGCCGAACGCCGTTCGTCATCCGAAACATCGTGCGCGAGCGCACGCACCGGCCGGCGCGCCCTTCGGCCGATTCTCGGCTTTCGCCGCGCATCGGCAAGCCGGCCGTCGTCACTAGCGCCTCGCGCTGCCGAGCCGTCTGCCGACAACGACGGCCCCCGAGCGCAAACGGATTCGCCGCGCGGACATGCGCGGCTTTTTTTCGCCGACGCAATCGGCAACGCGCGAGCGCGCTCCCGCCGCCCGCTCACCGCGTCATCGCACGCGATCCGCCGCGCCCTCGCTCAACGCCCGATAACACTCCGGCCGCCGATCCCGGAACACGCCCCAGCCGCGCCGCCGATACGCGAGCGCATCGAGATCGAATTCGGCCGTCGCGATCGCCTCGCCGTGCCGATCGCATTCGACGATCATCTCGCCGTCCGCGCCCGCGATGAACGAGCTGCCGTAAAACACGATCTCGCCCGATGCGCCGCGCTCGACGCCGACCCGATTGCTCGCGGCAACCGGCATCAGGTTCGCGGCCGCATGCCCGCGCTGCGCGTTGTGCCAATGCGCGCGCGAATCGATCGACGCATCGTGCGGCTCGCTGCCGATCGCGCTCGGGTACAGCAACAGCTCCGCGCCCGCGAGCGCCATTGCCCGCGCGCACTCCGGAAACCATTGATCCCAGCAGATCCCGACGCCGATCCGCCCGTATGCGGTATCCCATACGCGAAAGCCCGTGTCGCCCGGCGTGAAATAGTATTTCTCCGTGTAGCCCGGGCCGTCCGGAATGTGCGTCTTTCGATAGATGCCGAGCGCGCGGCCGTCCGCGTCGAAGATCGCGACCGAGTTGAACTGCGTCTGGCCGGCGCGCTCGAAGAAGCTCACCGGCAGCACGACGCCGAGCTCGCGCGCGAGCGACGCGAAGCGCATAAGCCACGGATGGCCTTCATACGGCTGCGCGAGCGCGAGATGCGCGGGGTGCTGGTCGATGCAGAAATACGGCGTCTCGAACAATTCCTGCAGCAGCACGATCTGCGCGCCGCGNCGAACTCGTGCCGCTCCTGCCAGCCGTTCACGTACACGAAGCCGCTGAAATCGGCCTTGCGCCGTACGTACTTCGCGAGCGCGGGCTCGAGCCGCAGCGTGCCGCCGACCATGTTGCGGCGGCGTTCCAGATAGCCGTTGCCGAACGTCAGGAAATCGAGCGCCCACCGCTCGAACGCGTGCCGCGACAGCCAGCGGTGCGGGCGAAACGTCGACGCCAGCACGTTCGCCTTGAAGAACAGCGCCGAGCTATGGTGCGTGCTCGCGCGAAACGATTTCGCCAAGCCGGCGAAGCTGACCGGCGGCTCGAACCATTCGCCGTTCGACCAGCACTCGACGTAATCGAGAATCTCGGCCCGGTTCATGACGGGCGTCGGATCGTCGAACGTGAAGACCTCGGCACGCGCCGGCGCGGCGCTGCCGGCGCTCGGATTGGGCGCGGCCGCGAACGTGCGCGGCGCGCGCGATCGGCGCTTGCTCATGCGTAAAACTCCGTGAATGAAGATGAATGAATGCCGCCGCCGGCGAGCGGCTCGCGGTCGATCGCGTGCAGGCACGCCCACGCCAGGTCGGCGTGGCCCGTCTCGTCGGTGCGGCCGGCGGTGTAGGTCGCCTGACGGCCGCTCGCCGTCATCGTCTGTTTGATCGCCATGAACGCCGCCGCCAGATCGGTCCAGCCCGCGTCGAATTGCAGGCGGCCGTTCCGGACGACGGACTGGCCCTTGAGCACGAGGCGGGTTTTCACCTCGGGCGAGTAGTTCAGCGCGACGGCGGCCGGGAAGAACTTGCGCACGAGCTGGTAGACGCCTTGCCCCATGCCCGTGGTGTCGATCGCGATGTAGCCGACGTTGTAGCGCTGCGTGATCGCCTCGATCGCCGCGGCCTGTTCCTCAAAGTCGTTGCCGCGGAACTGATGACGTTCGAGCACGCGGAAGGCGCCGTCGTCGACGCGCGGCGGCGCCACGACGACGAGCCCCGCCGAGTCGCCCGTGAGCGCCGGATCGTAGCCGACCCACACCTCGCGATAGCCGAACGGCCGCAGCAGCAGCGGCGAAAAGTCGTCCGCCCATTCCTCCCACGAGTCGACCATGCAGCGTTGCAGGTCCGACAGCTTGAACACCGACAGCGAATCGTCGATGAAGTGGCACATCAGCAGGTTCGCGAATTCCTCGGCGCTGTATTCGCGGCGCAGCTCGTCGATGTCGAACAGGTTGCAGCCGCCCGCCATCGCGTCGAGCACGGTCACGATCTGCCGCCACTGCGCGTCCTCGCACAACATGCCGCGCACGAGCGCCTCGTGGCTCGTGTCGATCTGGATGCGGTCGGCCGCGGCACGGCCACGGTTCGCGTGCGCGCCGCTCCAAAATGCGTACGCTTCGTGCGTGACGCTCGACGGCGTGCTGAAGTACGTCTTGCGCCAGCGCTTGTGCATCGCCATGCCGGAGGCGACCTTGTTCAGCTCGCGGAACTTCGGAACCCAAAAGTATTCGTCGAAGTAGAAGTTGCCGTGGTACGACTGCGCGGTGCGCGCGTTCGTCCCCAGGAAGTACAGCGTCGCGCCGCTCGGCAAGATGATCGGATCGCCCGTGAGCTCGATGTCGGCCGCCGCGCGCGCGAACTGCGTGATGTACTGCTTGAAGACGTGCGCCTGAGCCTTGCTCGCCGACAGGAAGATTTGATTACGGTCGGTGTCGAGGGCGTCGACGAGCGCCTCGCGCGCGAAGTACCACGTCGCACCGATCTGCCGCGATTTCAGGATGTTGCGCGTGCGCTGATCGCCGTTCCGATACCAGACTTTCTGATAGTCGAACAGCGAATCGCGGAACGCTTCGATGATGCGCTTGTGCTGCTCGTCGCTGATTTCGTTGCGCGGCGCACGGCGTTTCGGGCCGGCGTTGCGCGACGCAATCTTCGGGTTCAGGTCCGATTCCTTCCCCGTCTCGTCGTACTTGCGCACGCGCGCGAGCCGCTCGACTTGGCGGCCGAGCAGGTCGATTTCCTTGTAGTCCGCGCCGTCCTTCTTCTCCTTCGCGATCAACACCATCAGGCGTACTTCGAGCGATGCCTCGATGCGCTCGACGGGCGTTGCGTCCTTCCACTTTTCGCGGCGGCACCACGACGCGACGGTCGCGGGCTTGATGTCGAGATGGCGGGCGATCGACGCGATGCGCCAGCCTTGCCAATAGAGCGTGCGCGCGACCTTGCGCACGTCGTTTTCGAGCTGATGGGGGTCCGTAGTTTCGAGCATGCGACCAAGCGTAGGCCGCCGCGTGCGCGCGAGCACGCGCAGCGCGCTGTACCCGCGTGACCCACAAACGCCGCGGATTGAGCCGTGGCGCGTGAACGCCGAACATGAGAACCACGCTCACTCAACCACGTTCGACCCTCTCTATGGCAAGCAAAACCAAATTCTTCCGCGTCGCAGTGGAAGGCGCGACCGTCGACGGTCGCGAGATCAAGCGTGAATGGCTCACGCAGATGGCGAAGCACTACGACCCGAAGCTGTACGGCGCACGCGTGAACGTCGAGCACATCAAGGGCTGGGCGCCGCTGTCGGCGAACAACCCGTTCGGCGCGTATGGCGACGTGATCGCGCTGAAGGCGGCCGAAATCGAAGACGGCCCGCTGAAAGGGAAGATGGCGCTGTATGCGCAGATCGATCCGACCGACGAGCTCGTCGCGCTGTCGAAGAAGCGCCAGAAGCTCTTCACGTCGATCGAAATCAACCCCGACTTCGCCGACATCGGCGAGGCGTATCTCGTCGGGCTCGCGGCGACCGACGACCCGGCGAGCCTCGGCACCGAAGCGCTGCAATTCGCCGCGAAGCGCTCGAACAACCTCTATACGCCCGCGTGCGAGACGGCGATCGAATTCGAAGGCGCGGCCGAAACGGCCGGCCTCAAGGAATGGGTAAAGGGCCTGTTCGCCCGCAACCGCGAGAACGACGACGAGCGCTTCGCCGACGTGCGCGAAGCGCTCGAGCGGGTCGCCATCCATGCGCACCACACGGGCCGCGAAGTCGCGACGCTGAGCACGGCTGTCACGAGCGCGACGGGCGCCGCAGCCGACGCGAAGAAGCGCGCCGATGAAGCCTTCGCCGCCGTCGAAGCGCTGACCGAGAAGCTGTCGAACACCGACAACGGCGCGCCGCAGCGCCCGCCGTCGACCGGCTCGACGGGCGAGCTCGTGACCGACTGCTGACCCATCCCGCACACCACACAGGAGAATTTCCCGATGAGGAAGGAAACGCGCCAGGCATATGAAAAGTACGCCGCGCAAATCGCCAAGCTGAACGACACGGGCGACGTGTCGAAGAAATTCGCGGTCGAGCCGACCGTGCAACAGCGGCTCGAAACGAAGATGCAGGAATCGAGCGAGTTTCTCAAGCGCATCAACGTGCTGCCCGTGACCGAGCTCGAAGGCGAAAAGCTCGGCCTGTCCGTGTCCGGCCCGATCGCGAGCCGCACCGACACGACGAAGGCCGCACGCCAACCGATCGACCCGACGGCGCTCGACAGCAACCGCTACCGCTGCGAGAAGACCGACTACGACACGGCGATTCCGTATCGCAAGCTCGACATGTGGGCGAAGTTCGCCGACTTCCAGCAGCGCATCCGCGACGTGATCCTCAACCAGGGGGCGCTCGATCGCATCATGATCGGCTGGAACGGCGTGAAGGCGGCCGCGACGACTGACCGTCAGGCAAACCCGCTGTTGCAGGACGTGAACATCGGTTGGCTGCAACAGTACCGCGAGCGCGCAGCGCAGCGCGTGCTGCACGAAGGCGCGAAGCAGGCCGGCAAGGTGCTCGTCGGCAAGGCGGGCGATTACGAGAACCTCGACGCGCTCGTGATGGATATCGTGTCGTCGATGATCGACCCGTGGTTCCAGGAAGACACGGGCCTCGTCGTGATCTGCGGCCGCGAGCTGCTGCACGACAAGTATTTCCCGATCGTCAACGCGACGCAGGCGCCGACCGAGCGGCTCGCGGCCGATCTGATCGTGAGCCAGAAGCGCATCGGCAATCTGCCGGCCGTGCGCGTGCCGTTCTTCCCGAAGCGCGCGCTGATGGTCACGAAGCTGTCAAATCTGTCGATCTACTACCAGGAAGGCGCGCGCCGGCGCACGCTGAAGGAAGTGCCGGAACGCGACCGCATCGAGAACTACGAATCGTCGAACGACGCCTACGTGGTCGAAGACTTCGGCTGCGGCTGCGTGGCCGAAAACATCGAACTGGCGGCGGCATGACGATCAACACGCCCGCCCGCGCACACTTCAATCGCGTCTCGGCCGCGCGCGCGGCGGCCGCCGCGTCGCCCGGCGCGACGATGAAGGGCGCGACCGCCTATGAGCTGATGCTCGCGAAGCTCGCGGCCGACCGCCGCGCGCTCAAGGGCATTCAGTCGATCGAGCGGAAGATCGAGCTGAAACGCAAGCTGCTGCCGGAGTACGCCGACTATGTGGCGGGCGTGTTGAGCGGCGGCCGCGGCGCGCAGGACGACGTGCTCGTGACGGTGATGGTCTGGCGCATCGACGCCGGCGACTTCGACGGCGCGCTCGCGATCGCGGCCTACGCGCTCTCGAACGGGCTCACGCTGCCCGACCAGTTCGAGCGCTCGCTCGCGTCGCTCGTCGCCGAGCAGTTCGCCGACGCCGCGCTGTCGTCGTTCCTCGACGGCGAGACGTTCGACGCGGCGAGCCTCGAGCTCGTCGACGATCTGACGCGCGAAGCCGACATGCACGACCAGGTACGCGCGAAGCTGTACAAGGCGCTCGGCTACGCGACGCAGGCCGCCGCGCCGGCGCGCGCGCTCGACTATCTGCGCCGCGCGGTCGCGCTGAACGATCGCGTCGGCGTGAAAAAGGACATCGACCGGCTGACGAAGCAGGTCGAAGCCGCGGGCCGTCGGGGCGACGGCGCCGACGGCAAGTAAAGAGCCCACCTCGGCATGGCGGCACCGGCGCCCAGGCCCTACGCCTGACGGTCACGGGCCTTGTGCGCCGGTCCACCGCCACCTCATTGCGAACCGACCATGAACAGCTTTGTTGCCACCGCCGCGCCCGCCGTCGCGGCGACGCCGATCGAAGGCACGTTGACGAACGACGGCTTCTTCCCGGACATCGATCTGTCCGCGCTGCGCGACGCGATGCGCCTGGACGGCACCGTGACGGCCGAGCGGCTGCGGCACGCCGCGCGCGACGCGCTGCTGACCGTGAACGACGAGCTCGCCGCGTGGCGCGCCCGGCAGCGCGCGGCGGGCGCGGCGACGCTCGCCGACGTGCCGGCGCCGCGCATCGATGGCGAATCGGCACACGTGGCCCGCTACCGGCGCGCGGTGTACCACCTGACGCACGCGGACGTGACGGAGAAGTACCGCGGCTACGACACGACGAAGAGCGGCGGCCAGGTCGCGGCCGATCTGGCCGCGACGGTCGACGACGCACGCCGCGCCGCGCGATGGGCGATCAGCGACATCCTCGGCGTGGCGCGCTCGACGGTGGAACTGATCTGATGGCCCGCCCCCTGTACCGCATTCGTCAGTTCGCGCAGTCCCGCGTGCGCGGCGGGAAGCTGTTCTGCGTCGGCGCGTGCCAGGTGCAGCAGCGCGTCGCTGGCCTGTTCTGGCTTGAGATTGCCTATTGCTCGGATCGCACCGGCGCGGAGGCGGCCATACGAGCCGCCGTGATCGCGCGCCGGCGAGCCCGGCTCAAGCCGCGCGTGCTCGGCCTGTTCGATCGCGACGGGCAGGCGCTCGGGCAATGAAGATCGCGGCGCTGCAAGGCGAGACGCTCGACGCGCTGTGCTGGCGGCACTACGGCAGCACGGCGGGCACGGTTGAAGCCGTGCTCGAAGCGAACCCCGGCCTCGCCGAGCTCGGCGTCGTGCTGCCGATGGGAACCGTCGTGGAGATGCCCGAGCGCCGCGCGATCGAGACGACCACGCCGCTATTGCAACTGTTTGACTGACCGGAGCCGAATGAATGGCTGAACCGAACACTTCTTCGGCCGCGGCGCTGTTCGCCGCGGTCGGCCTCGCCGGCATCGCGCCGGGCGTCGACGGCGACGCGCTAATCGGCGCGTTCGCGGGCGCGGCGCTCGTCGTCGTCACGTCGAAAGACCTCGGCCTCGCGAAGCGCGCCGCGTACATGCTCATCTCGCTCGTGATGGGCTACCTCGCCGCGCCTGAAATCATCCACGCCGTGCCGATCCGCTCGACGGGCGTCGCCGCGTTCTTCGCGGCCGCGCTCGTGATCGCGGTCACGCTCACGCTGATCGAGCGCGTGAAGGGCATGGACCTGTTCGCGCTGTTTCGCAAGGGAGACTGACGTGCATGTCTCGTCCGCACTCGTCGCGCTCGCCGCGCACCTGGCCGTCATCGTGCGCGTGCTGACCTACCGCAAGAACGGCGCGCGGCATCGCTTCCACGTCGCGTGGGCGGCCTGGGTGATCGTCGCGATTTCGGGCGGCTCGGCGATCGAGCTGCTGTTTCATCCGAAGCCGACCGGCTTCTTTCACGCGGCGCTCGCGGTTCTGCTCGCCGTGTTGGTGTACCTCGCGCGCGGCAACGTCGCGCGCCTTCTACGGAGTGACGAAGCGTGAACATCCTTCGATTCAACGATCACGGCGCGGAAGTCGGACTGCTGCAGCAGCGCCTCGTGCGCGCCGGCTACCCGGTCGACGTATCGCATCTTTACGACGAACAGACCGAGCGAGCCGTCCAGACGTTGCAGGCGGCCGCGGGTCTCGTCGTCGACGGCATCGCCGGCCCGAAGACGTACCGGGTGCTCGCCAGCGGGCAGCGCGACCCTAAGCACCTGACGGACGCCGACCTCGCGCGCGCGGCCGCGACGCTCGGCGTATCGCTCGCGTGCGTGCGAGCTGTCAATGAAGTTGAGTCCCGCGGCGTCGGCTTTCTGGACGACGGCCGGCCGAAGATTCTGTTCGAGCGGCACGTCATGTATCAGCGGCTCGTCGCGAATGTCGGCAGGGAAGCGGCGGACGCTGCCGCCGCACGATGGCCGGGCGTCGTCAACCCGAAGCGCGGCGGCTACCAGGGCGGCGCCGCCGAATACGTGCGGCTCGACACTGCGGCGCGCATCGACGCGGCATCCGCTTACGAGTCCGCGAGCTGGGGCGCGTTCCAGATCATGGCGTATCACTGGAAACGCCTGGGTTACGCGAGCGTCGACGAATTCGTGTCCCGTATGGAGCTGGGCGAAGCCGAGCACCTCGACGCGTTCGTGCGGTACGTCGCGGCCGACAAGAAGCTGCTAGCGGCGCTTCGTGCCCGGAAGTGGGCAGCGTTCGCGGAAGGCTACAACGGCCCGGAATTCGCGATCAACCTGTATGACGTGAAGCTCGACCGCGCGTATGCGAAGTACGCCGGCACGGGCAAGGCGGCCGCATGAACCTCTCGCGCCTCATGCCGTGGCTGGCGCTGCTCGCGTTGATCGCGCTCGTCGCAAGCTGTCAGCACGGCCGCGCGCTGCGCGCGCAGCTCGACCGGGCGACCGACGACGCGCGTCGCGCGAAACACGACGCGCAGGCGAGCGCCGCCGTGATCGAGCGCCTGTTGGCCGATGCCAAGGCGAAAGACGCGCAGCGCGCGCAGCTCGAGCGCGCACGCGCCGGCGTCGACGCGACGCTCGCGACCTATCGAAACGAACTGCGGAGACTGATCGATGAAAACGCCGCCGTGCGCGCCTGGGCTGCTGGCGCTCTGCCTGACGATGTTGTGCGCCTGCACGCAAGCCCCGCCCTCAACGGTGCCGACGATTTCGCTCAACGAATGCGCGGCGGTGACGCCGTGCACGATGCCGGCGATGGCGCCGCGAACCAACGGTGAACTCAGCGACGCGCTGCACGTCGCGCGCGCGGCGTGGGCGCGCTGCGCGTCCGAAGTCGACATGATCGCGACGTGTCAGGCACGCGTGCGGCGGACGGACGGCCATGAATAAGCCGAGCAGCCTACGCGCCGCGCTCGTCGCCGCGTTACCGCAGCTCAACGCCTCGCCGGACCAGTTGCTCGTGTTCGTCAACGAAGGCCGGATCGAGGCGACGGGCACGCGCACGGCGTCGTTCGACTATGAATACGAGTGCGAGATCATCATTCGCGACTTCATCGGCAACCCGGACGACGTGATGATCGCCGTGGTCGAATGGGCGCGCGCGAATCAGCCAGACCTCGTGACGAATCGGGACGAGCGCCGCAACGGCATGACGTTCGTCGCCGACATCCTGTCGAACAACGCCGTCGACCTCGGGCTCAAGGTGAAGCTGTCGGAAAGCGTCGTGGTCGGCACCGACGAAGCCGGCAACCGCACGGTCGAGCACATCGACGACGCAGCCGACGAGTGGCTCTCATGACGGACGATCTTCAGGCGCTCGAACGATGGGCGGGCGGGTTGCTCGCGAAGCTGTCGCCGGCGGCCCGCCGTCAACTGCTGCGCGAGCTCGGCCGCGATCTGCGCCGCGCGCAGCAGTCGCGCGTCGCCGCGCAGCGGAATCCGGACGGCAGCGCGTACGAGCCGCGGAAGGTGAAGGCGGGCGGCAAGCGCTTGCGCGAGAAGGCCGGCCGCGTCAAGTGCGAGGCGATGTTCCGGAAGCTGCGCACCGCGCGCTATCTGCGCATCGATGTCGACAACACGGGGCTGGCGATCGGTTTCGACGAACGGCTCTCGCGCATCGCACGTGTCCACCAGGAGGGTCAGAAAGCGCCCGTCGAGCCGGGCGGGCCGCTCGCGCAGTATCCGGTTCGCGTCGTGCTCGGTTTCTCGGATGCCGATCGCGAGCTCGTGCGCGATCGGCTCCTTCGCGAGTTGACTCGGTAAATCGTCGCGCACCTACCAAAAATTGGAGTTGTGTGAATCCAACGCTTAGATAGGCTGCACGTCACGCACGCGCGGATTGCACAGTCTGTTCGCTCGACATCCGATGTGCGTGCTTGGTCTTCATAGATGCCGCTTTGTTCCAGGAGGCTTACGATGCCTAGCAAACTGTTTCTATATGACGCGAACGAGGCCAACAAGGATTTGCTCGACTACTTCAAGAACAAAAATTACACAAGAGTCGCGCTAACAAATAGCACTGATTTCTTTTGGTCGCAGATCGATTCGGTTGATAACGGTGGCTATCTCGCCATTATGAGTCATGGCAATAACAACACCTTTGAGATCGCCATGGGCAATCCACCGAAGGATATGCGGCAGGATCAGATTGTGCCGTTCGGAACATCGCTCAACCAGCGCAATGTGACGCTGTATCTCTTGTCGTGCCACACTGGAAATGATCCTCTAGGCAGATCACTGTTGGGTACCGGATGCAATTTCGCTGCACCGAAGGGCTATGCTCTAGTCAAATCCAGCTCAGCTGGCGTCGGCGTCTATTCTGTCGTAGACCCCCATGCATCGGATGTGAAGTATGCAGGTTGGACAGGCACCGAGGGAGTAATTCCTAATCGGGACACGAAACCACTCAACATAAAATAGTTCGCATCACATAAGCGTTCTGAACATTTTTAAAAGTTCACGAACTGGCCGACGACACTTTTACGACTGGCTGTCGAAGACACTCACGCTCGGACATGGTTGTCGGCCCGCCTGTCTCCGAGTTGAAGCATGCGCGCGGCGATCGAGCGCAAGCGACATGGGTCGTTAAGTGACCTGAAGCGCTGAGTCGCTCGACATACCCAAGCGATGCAATGCGATCGCGTGATACGCCGCATTCGTCTCACACCCGATCCAATGTAGGCCGGCCTCGCGCGCCGCGGCGAGAAACGTGCCCGATCCGGCAAACAAATCGCACACGACGCCGCCGGCCGGCACGAGCCGCACGACCTCGCGCGCTATGTCGAGCGGCTTCTCGGTCACGTGTTGCTTCGGCAACGGCAAGCGGCACGGGAACACGCCCGGCAGATACACCTCGCAGTCGCGCATCGCGCCGCGGCTCGCCCATACGACGAATTCCGCCTGCTGCGCGAAGCCGCCGCGCCGCGGCCGCGTGCGACCGGGCGTCTTGTCCCATACCGCGACGCCGCGCAGGATCAAGCCGGCCGCCTGCACGACATCGGTCAGCGTCGGGAGCTGACGCCAGTCGATGAAGCTCACGAGCAGCCCGCCCGGCTTCAACGCGCGGCGGCATTCGCTCAGCCAGGCGTGACACCAGAACGCCCACGCGCGCTGGTCCATGTTGTCGCTCTCGAAGTCGGTATAGACAGTCTTCGTGTCGCTATTGATGTACTTCGTGCTCGGCGGCCGCGAGCGCGCCGACGTGTGCAGTCCGCCCGACGAATACGGCGGATCGGTGAACACCATGTCGATTGACGCGTCGGGCAGCATGCGCGCGAGCGTAAGCGCATCCATTGCGTGAAGTCGGTCGAGTAGCGGGGAAAGATCGGCCGCGGGCGCGGCGTCGGTAGCGTGAATCGTCATCGTGTTGCGAGAGTAGAAATGCGCGCGTGGCACGAGCCGCCCGCACTATTGCGTGTGTCGAGCGGCCATTGTCGACGCACGTTTCACTGCGCGGATCACGAGTGCGCTGTACCCGGCGGCACGACAAAGGCGAGTGCTCGCGCCACGCGCGGGCGACCGGCACCATTGCCGGTATGGATGCGAACGAAATTCAACGACAAGCACGCAACGCCGTGCGCAAAGGCTCGATTCTCGATGTCGACCACAAGGCGGCACTTTGCCGCGTGGCGATCGGCGAATCGGACGACGACGGCCTGCAAACGAACTGGATTCCCTGGCTCACGCCCTCGGCCGGCGCGACGCGCGAATGGTTGCCGCCGACGAAGGGCGAGCAAGTCGTCGTGCTCGGCGCGATGGGCGACCTTGCGCAAGGCGTCGCGCTGCGCGGCGTGTTCTCCGACGCGTTCCCCGCGCCGGACAACCTGCCGAACACCCACACCCGCGTCTACGCGGACGGCGCGCGCGTGAGCTACGACCACGACGCGCATGCGCTCACGGCCGAACTGCCCGCCGGCGCGACGGTGCGCCTCATCGCGCCCGTGTCGGTCACGGTCGAGACGGAATCGGCGACCGTGAAAGCCGCGTCGGTCACGCTCGACGCTGAACAGACCACCTGCACGGGCGCGTTGCTCGTGAAAGGGCCGCTCGCGTTCGAGTCCGGCATGACGGGCTCGGGCAGCGCCGGCGGCAGCCACGTCATGCGCATCGACGGCGCGGCCGATTTCACGGGCGAAGTGCGCTCGATGGGCAAGAGCTTGCCCTTCCATACGCATCAGGCGCGCGGCGAATCGGCCGAAGTGAGCCCGCCGCTATGAGGGGCATGAACGCAGAGACGGGCCGCTCGATGTCCGGCCTCGATCACCTCGCGCAGTCCATCGGCCGCATCGTCTCGACGCCGCTTGGCTCGTGCATCCAGCGCCGCACGTTCGGCTCGGAACTGCCCGACCTCATCGACGCGCCCGCCAACGGCGCAACCCGGATTCGCCTGTACGCGGCGATCGCGACCGCGCTCATGCGGTGGGAACCGCGCTTGACCGTCACGCGCGTTCAGATTTCGGCGGCCGCCGCCGATGCTTTCGCCGGCCGGCAGTTCGTCGACATCGAAGGCTGGACCGACGAGCAAGACGAGCTCGTCTCGCTGCGCGTGCCGATGACGAACGGAGGAACAGCGTGAGAAGCACACCCATCGATCTTTCGCAGCTCCCCGCGCCGGACATCGTCGACCCGCTCGACTTCGAGACGCTGTTCGCCGAGCGCAAGGCGCGCCTCGTGTCGCTGTATCCGCCCGAGCACCAGGCAGAAATCGCCGCGACGCTCGCGCTCGAATCCGAGCCCGTGACGCGCGTCCTTCAGGAAAACGCCTATCGCGAAGTCCTGCTGCGGCAGCTCATCAACGACAAGGCGCGCGGCCTGCTGCTCGCCTACGCGCGCGGCACGACGCTCGAACACATCGCGGCGCTGTTCGATGTCGAGCGGCTCGTGGTCACGGCGGCCGATCCGGAGCACGGTATCGATGCGGTCTATGAGGACGACGACAGTCTGCGCGAGCGCGTGCAGCTCGCGCCGCGCGGCTTCTCCGTCGCCGGCCCCGAAGAAGCGTACGTGTTCCATGCACGCGCGGCGGACGGCCGCGTGCTGTCCGCGTCCGCGCGCAGTCCCGAGCCGTGCGTGATGGTTGTCACGGTCCTGTCGCGCGAAGGCGACGGCACGGCGAGCGACGCGCTCATCGACATCGTGCGCGCGGCGCTCGAAGGCGTGCGCCCGCAAACCGACCAGGTGATCGTGCAGAGCGCGCAAGTCGTGCCGTATGCGATCCGCGCGACGCTACGCTTCTTCTCCGGCCCGGATCGCGGCGTGGCGCTCGCGGAAGCCCGCAAGCACACCGCGAAGTTCGCGGCGGACATGCGGCGCATCGGCATGGAAATCACGGTCGACGGCCTGCACGCGGCGATGCGCGTCGCCGGCGTGCAAAAGGTGCTGCTCGACTCGCCC